AAGGACGTTACGCAGTGGCGTTTGTGTATCCACAAAATTAAGGTTTTGGGGAAAATGGGGCGGAAATTGGCCTTGATGGGCTGGTTTGCTGGGCGCTTGTTTGACGGGGTGGAGATGGCGCTGCATGGCGCTCGAATGCCTTAAACCGAAGGGAAAAGACCATTATGGGGCGTCCGCGCAAGCCAACGAACGTGCTTGAGCTTACTGGGGCGTTTCGCAAGAACCCCAGCCGGGCGGCGGCGCGCGAGCATGAGCCCAGGCCGGCCGATCCGCTGGTCAAGCCGCCTGCATCGTTCAACCCGGAGACCTCGACGGGTTCGCGGATGCTGGCCATCTGGCATGAGCTGGTGTCGCAGGCTCCGGATGGCGTGCTGACAACTGCGGATGCGTTTCATGTCGAGCTTACGTGCCGCCTGATGTTTCAGGTGCGCATCGGGTCCGGCAAGGCTGGGGACTACGCGCAGCTCAACTCGCTGCTGGGCAAGATGGGTCTCAACCCTGCCGACCGGTCGAAGATTTCTGTGTCGAACGAGCCGAAGGAAGACAAGTTCGAGAGCTTCATGCGAGGGAAAAAGCGCGGATGAGTTGACACATGGGGAAGTCGCGGACGAAAAAGCTGTCGGTTGCCGAGACCTACATAGCCGATGTGCTCGAAGGCCGCATTCTTACCTCGCGCCTGGTCAGGCAGCAGATCGAGCGGCACGTCCGCGACCTGGATCATGGCCCGGGCCGTGGGCTGATATTTGATCCGGATGCCGCACAGCATGTCATAGATTTTTTCCATAATTTTCTTGTCCACACGGAGGGAGAATACGACGGACAGCCGTTCGACCTGGCGCCGTTTCAGCAGGCGCAGCTTTGGATACTGTACGGCTGGAAATGGAAGCAGACCGGCTATCGCCGCTTCAAGTTCGCTTATAACGAGATCGCGCGCGGCAACGGAAAATCGGCGCTGGCGTCGGGCCTGTGCATCTATGAGCTGATCGGCTACGGCGAGGCTGGCGCGCAGGTCTATAGCGCGGCGACGGACAAAAAGACTGCGAAGCTGGTCTTTGACACTGCCGGGCTGATGGTGCAGCGGTCACCGGCCCTCAATAGTCGCATTACTACGTTCCGGGACAATATGCACATCCCCGGGACGGCCTCGAAGTTCGAGCCGTGCGCTTCGGAGGACAGCAATCTTCTCGGCCTGCGGCCGTCTTTTGTAGTGTTGGACGAGTTGCACGTCCACGCGACTGCTGGCGTGTGGGACGTGTTCATCTCGGCGATGGGCAAGCGGCGCAATCCGCTGCTTTTTGCCATCACGAATTCCGGCTATGACCGGCACTCGGTTTGCTGGCGGCAGCGCGAGTACAGCGAAAAAGTTCTTGCCGGAATTATCGAGGACGATACCTGGTTCGCGTGGATCTGCGGGCTGGACCCGGAAGACATCGAGCATTGGGAAGACGAGAAGAATTGGATCAAGGCGAACCCGGGTCTCGGAACCATCGTCGACCTCAGGGACATGCGCCAGCAGGCGCTCAAGGCCCGCGAGGACCCGAGCGCCCTCAACAGCTTTCTACGCTTCAGGCTGTCGGTCTGGACGTCATCGCATACGGCCTGGATGCCGATGGAGAAGTGGGACGCCTGCAATGGCGAAATAGACCGCGAAGAACTGCGCGGACGCCCTTGCGTCGGGGCGCTGGACTTGTCGACAACCATCGACATCAGCGCCTTTGTGCTGGTCTTTCCGCCGCATGGCGAGCATGTCGATTGGGCAGTCTTGCCGTACTTCTTTCTGCCGGAAGAGAACATCGTCGAGCGCGTCAAGCGCGATCGCGTGCCCTACGATGTGTGGGCGCGGCAGGGCATCTTCACGCTCACTGAGGGCAACGTCATTGATTACGACGTGATCCGCGAGACCATCCGCGAGTTGTCGGAGCGGTATAACTTTCGCGAGGTTGTTTTCGACCGCTGGAATGCGCAGCAGATCGTCACGCAGCTCGCGGGCGATGGGCTGGAGATGATTAAGTTCGGCCAGGGATTCGAGAGCATGAATGCTCCGACAAAACGCCTGATGGAGTTGGTGCTCGCGGGCGAGCTGGCGCACGGCGGCAATCCGGTACTGCGCTGGATGGCCTCGAACGTCATGGTCAAGATGGACGCGGCGGGCAACGTCAAGCCCGACAAGGAAAAGTCGCGCGAAAAGATTGACGGCATTGTCGCGACCATCATGGCGCTGGGCCGCGCTGCGGCGGGGCTGGGCGACTACACGAGTACCGAGATTGGATGGGTATGAAGAAAGCTCAAGCGATTCTGGCAATGCTGCCCGATGCCGGGTTGTTCGTCGGCTTCGCGCTGTTTGTCTATGGCCTTTACCTCATCCGTCCGGCATTCGCGCCGCTGATCGGCGGCGCGCTGCTGTGCGCTGGGAGCTTTTTTATCGGGTACGCCCGCAGCCGTAGCGCAAGGAACCGCCAGTGAGTCTGATTGAGAGCATCAGCCGTGGCGCACTGGGGTTGCGCGCCGACGTCAGCGGGACGCCCGCGCCCTGGGACGACTACTGGTACGAGCCGCTGGGCAACGCGTCTTCGAGTGGGATGCGCATCGACTCGCGGGCGGCGCTGCGAGACGGCACTGTGCTCGCGTGCGTCGGGGTGATCGCCCGCAATGTCGGCACGATGCCCTGCAAAATCTATACGCAGGCGCCGGACGGCAGCACGAAGCTGGTGACGAACCATCCGCTGTACGACGTGCTCTACAGCCGTCCGAACGATCAGCAGACGGCCTTCGAGTTCAAGCAGATGATGCAGGGTCATCTCGAACTGCGCGGGAACGCCTATGCGGAGATTGTGCCGGGGCCGCGCGGCCCGGTCGACCAGCTCATTCCCATGCACCCGGACCGCGTGCATGTGGAGCGCATCAAGCCGTCGGGTAAGCTGCGCTATCGCTACGACGATCCGCTTACCGGCACCACGCGGACGCTGATGCAGGAGGAAGTCTTCGCGCTGCGCAACTTCAGCGACAACGGCTACACGGGCCAGTCGACGATTGCTATGGCCTGCGACCTGATTGGCATGTCGCTGGCGCAGCAGGACTATAGCTCGCGGTTTTTGAAGAATGATGCCCGTCCGCCCATCGTCTTCGAGAACACGAATTTCAAGACCAAGGAAGACGATCAACGCTTCCTTAGTAATTGGCAGAAGGGCGTTACCAGGGCCAATCGCGGCAAAGCGGCACTTCTGCCAGCGGGCGTCACCATTAAAGAGCTGGGCGTCACGCCCATCGACCAGCAGCTCCTCGACGCCGCGAAGTTCAGCCGGATCAAGATTTGCAGCATCTTCGGCGTGCCGCCGCATTTGATCGGCGAGACGGAAAAGACCGCGACGTACGCGAGCGTAGAGCAATTCAACATCATCTACGCGGTGCATTGCATCCTGCCGCGCCTGATCATCTGGGAGCAGGCGATCCAGCGCGACCTGATCACTTCGCCCCGCTACTTTGCGAAGTACTCCATGGCGTCGCTGCTGCGCGGCGATACGGCGGCCCGCTTTGCGGCTTACCAGGTAGCCATCGGCAACGGATGGATGTGCCAGGATGAAGTCCGGCTGCTCGAAGACATGAATCCGATGCCCAATGGCGTGGGGCGGCGCTACTGGCGTCCGGCGAACTGGCTGCCGCTTGACCAGGTCGCGGTGTCGGCGCAGAGCGCGGCCAGCACGTCCGAGTCTGACACGGACGATCCGAATGTTGGCGAAACCGGAGAGACGGACGCGGGCGGTAATGACTCCGCGGCGCAGCAGGACGAGCGACTGAAGCTGCTAGCGGCCTCGGCCGCCGACCGTTGCGTGCGCAAGGAAGTTGCGGCGCTGCGGAAGATGGTCGAGCGCAGCGCGAATGACTATCAGCTTGAAGAGTTCTATGCGGAGCACATCGGATTCGTCAAGGCTGTGCTCAGCCTCGAAGCGGATGCCTTTGGGAACGCTGCGCAAAACTATTTCGCGCGTGCGTCGGAGCTTGCGGCCTTCATTGCCGCTGACGACAAAGGCGCGGCCTACGACTACATCGATCGCATCGCAGCGACCGAATCCCTCAAGCTCGCAGCTATCGCCGTTGGAGGCAAACAGTGAAAAGTCAGCACATGCGCCGCGCCCTTGCGGGCAAGCTCTGGTATGTCCATGAACAGAAGATGGAGGAGATGCTCGCGTTCCTCGATATCGCCGGTGACGTCCGCACGGAAGCGCTCACGGCCATGCGTGAGGAGCATTTGCAGGCAGCGCGTTCGACGACGCTTCCGTCGTCTTCGGTCAGCAACGTTGCCGTCATTCCCATTCAGGGCATGATTACGCAGCGCGGCAGCGCCTTCTCTTATTTCTTTGGCGGCAGTTCCGCGCAGGACCTTACGCAGCAGCTCCGCCAGGCGGTTGCCGATCCTTCTGTCGGGGCCATTGTGCTCGATATCGATTCGCCTGGCGGTGATGTGGCGGGCATCGATGAACTGGCGACGGAGATTTATCAGGCGCGCAAACAGAAGCCGATTACCGCCGTCTCGAACTGCTTGTGCGCGTCGGCGGCGTACTACCTGGCTTCGCAGGCCTCGGAGGTCATGGTCAGTCCGTCTTCGCTCACCGGCTCGATCGGCGTCTACACGCTGCATGAGGATGATTCGGAGATGCTGGCCAATGCTGGCGTCAAGGTCACGCTCATCAAGTTCGGGGAAAACAAGGCCGAAGGCAACAGCTTCGAGCCGCTCAGCGATCCGGCGCGCGGGCACCTACAGGAGATGGTTGACACTGCCGGAAACGAGTTTGAGAAGTCTGTCGCTCGCGGGCGTGGCATCAAGCAGGACGAAGTGCATAAGAAGTTCGGCCAGGGACGTGTCTTTCCCGCGAAGAAGGCCGTGCAACTCGGGCTCGCCGATCGCGTCGGCACGCTCGATGATGCGCTTGCCAAGCATGGAGCGCAGCGCGGTTCTGCCATGCGCCGCGCGGAATCTTCCGGTGAGTTGCTGGCTGTCGATCTTTTGGCCGCCGATAAAAAGACGAAGCGGGTTGACGGCGAGGACCTTGAAAAGGGTGCTTTTGCCTATCAGGGCGACAAGCCGGAAGACTGGCATCTGCCCATCGAATTTTCAACGGATGAGAAGACGAAGACGCACATCCGCGATGCGGTTGCGCGCTGGGGTCAGACCGAGATGCCGGACGCGGAAGAGAAAGAGCGCGCCCGGGGACGGATCAAGGACGCGGCGAAGAAGCATGACATTGCGCTGGGCAAGGATGACCTGAAGGGCGCGTCTGGAGCGGATGAGCGCCGCCGGATGAGACACGAGTTGGAGCTTGCGAGCGCGTAGAACTTTGCAATGGTGCCGCGATGGGAACCGTCATAAGAAAATGCCGCTGTGGACGCGATGTGAACTTCGAAGTTCCCGACCCGGCGCATGATGCAACCGGCGAGCGGATTGCCGCGACGCTGAAGCCGAAGGAGCTGCGGATCGTGGCGATGGTCGTCGAAGGCCATCGGAACCGGGAAATCGCGGAGGCGCTGGGCACCGGGGAACAGATTATCAAGAATTGCCTGCGCGTCATTTTTAAAAAAGTCGGCGTGGATGGGCGGCTTGATCTGGGCATGTTTGTACTGCGGCATCCGGCGCTGCTGAAAGCGGTCGAAGCGGCCCATCCGGGACAGCAGATTCCCTTGCGGGAATGACAGAAAGAGAAGCAAAAACAAGTTCAGACTTTTCGGGGGCCTAAGCCTCCGCAACTCGCAATCACTGCCGGCCCATGCCGGTGGACGATGGCGTTCGCCCTCAACCTCAACCAAGACAGGAGATTTTCCCATGCTGAAAAAACTGCGGCAACGCAAGGCGGACGCCGTCGCGCGGATGAAGGCCATTTTCGAAGCGGCTGACACCGCCAATCGCGACATGACCGATGCCGAGCGCACCGAATACGACGGGCTCAGGGGCTCGCTGGTCACCCTCAATGAAGACATCACCCGCGGCGAGGCGCTGCTGGAGGAAGAGCGCCACGCGCCTGCCGCCACTGTCGGCGTGGAAGTAGGCGACGACCGCAGGACACAGCAACCCTGGGCATCGCTCACCGAGCAGCTCGCGGCGGTACGCGATCACGGCCTCAGCCGTGGTCAGAACTCCGACCCTCGCCTGCACGCGGCGCTGGGCGGCAATGAATCGGTGGACGCTGAGGGCGGCTTTCTGGTCGCTCCGCAGTTCGCGCCTGGCATCTGGCAGCGCACCTATGCTGTGTCGCAGTTGGCGCAGCGTTGCTTTGAGCAGCCGATGAGCTCGAACCGCCTGATGGTCAACGCGGTCGATGAAGACAGCCGCGCGGACGGCAGCCGGTGGGGCGGTATCTCGTCCTTATGGATCGGGGAGGGCGTGCCTTACACGGCTTCGCAGCCGAAGTTCCGGCGCATGGAGCTGGTCGCGAAGAAGCTCATCGCACTCACTTATGCCACGGAAGAGCAGCTCGTCGATGGGCCTGCCTTCGCCTCGTATGTCGATAAGGTCGTTCCTCTGGAACTCGCGTTCCGGACGGACGATGCTATCGCTAATGGGACCGGCGCGGGAATGCCGCTGGGCTACATGAACTCGGGCGCACTGCTGACGGTAGCTCCGGCGACCGGCGAGTCCACTCCGATCATCAGCAACACCGATGTATTCGCGATGTGGAAGCGCATGTGGGCTCCGTCGCGGCAGAACGCGGCGTGGTTCATCAATCAGGACGTCGAAGACCAGTTGTGGAACCTCACACGCGGCTCGGGCACGGCGGTCGAGCTGTTGTATACCGGTCCCGGCCAGCGCGGCAACAACTCCGGCTACGGGGTGATGTTCGGACGTCCGGTGATCCCCATCGAGTACGCGGCAACGCTGGGCACGCCGGGAGACATCGTGCTGGCCGATCTCAGCCAGTACTGCCTGGCGCGGCGCAGCGGCGTGCAGATGGACACCTCGATCCATGTGCAGTTCCTCACCGACCAGCAGGCCTTCCGCTGGAAGCTGCGCCTGGACGGGCAGCCCTACTGGAAGAAGCCGCTCACGCCGAAGAACGGCGTCAACACGCTCGCTCCGTTCATCGCGCTCGGCGCCCGCTAAGCCCATTCACTGGCAGGCTGATCGCTGAAGCCAAGGCCCGAAACGGCCAGCCTGCTCACCCTCTCCTTCGAGAGAAAGGATTCTGTCATGGCAAATGGAATTTATCTGGCGCAGGATGCGCACACGGTCAACGTGCTGCCTCCTGTCGATGTTACCGGGGGCAAAACTGCGCAGCCTTTTTCGATGGCCGGCGCGGCGCACGCCACCATCATCCTGCAGATCGGCGTCAGCGCCGCTGCTCTTACCGGAGTCACTGTCAACGCCTGCACGGACGTTGCGGGCGCGGGCGCGACGGCAATTGGCTTCGACCTCTTCAAGCAGGAGACTGCGGGAACCTCGAACGATGTGCTGAGCGTGCGCACGCCGATCACGGCGGCAGGCTTTGCGCCGTCCGCGAACGACGACATCTTCTACGTGCTGGAGATCGACGGTACAACCCTGCCGCCGGGCTCTGATTATGTGGAGCTGGCCATCGCGAACGGCGCAAACTCGGTCATCGCGAGCGCCGTCGCTGTTCTCTCTGGTCTGCGCTACGCCGGGGAGTCCAACCCAACCGCAACCGTCTAACCGCTTCTTTAATCGCCGAGGCCTGCGCCGCCAGTACGGGGCGCGGGTACAGCCGGAGAGATTCATGTTTCTGCGCGTCAAGGACGGCTTCTATGCCGGGCAAATCCGGGAATTTGCGCCGGAGGCCGGTCGCGCTCTGGTCGCAGCGGGCCGAGCGGAGAATCCTTATGCCGAGCCGCCGCGCGTTGATGTGCGGCCGCCGACCTCGATACCTGTTTCTCCGAAAAAGAAAGGCCGCAAGTGAACGATCTGGCACTCATCGCGGGACCAGCCTCGGAGCCGATCACGCTGGCGGAAGCGAAGCTACAGCTCGGCTTTGGCCCGATGCAGGACTCGGACCGGGCGGCGTCGCAGATCCTGAACGATCAGATTCGCAGACACATTCGGGGAGCGCGGCGCTACTGCGAGAACTACACCCGGCGGCCATTCATTACACAGCGCTGGCTGCTCAAGCTCGATGGATTTCCCGGCAGCGACTGGAACTACAACTGGGAAGGCTATCCGGCCATCGAGATGCCATTGCCGCCGACGCAGTCTGTCGATTTCGTGAAGTATGTCGATGTTTCGGGGGCCGTACAGACGTTGCCGCTCGATACGACTTACGGCAATGGCGGCCTGCAATACGGCTATCAGTTTGCGCGTGGCGGCGAGCTT